GCAGCATCAACCGCGAGCGGTCAGGTTTCCGCCGGTTGCGGCGGCGGTGCGGGAGCGCCATTTGATACGTGGATCACCAGCGGTTTCGATGGTGTGACGGTCACAATCGGTAAGGGCGGCACCGGTGTGCTCGTTGGTCCCGGCAATAACGGCGGTGCAACTTCGTTCGGATCACATGTCACCGCGCCGGGCGGAATCGGTGGCGGGTTGTCGGCGAACGTGGTGCCGCCGCTTTACCTCGGCCAGACCCCGAATTCACAGCCGGCAGTCGGCGCGACTGTCAAGAACGGTACGGGCAAGGGCGGCGGTGGCGTCATTGGGCCAAAGACGGATTTTGTCGTGTCTGGCGAGGGAGGTGCGAGCGAGATGGGGCCGGGTGGTAACTCAATCTCAACCAGCTCGCAGGGGGCTGATGCGGTCAATCCGGGTGCGGGTGGTGGCGGTGCGGTTGCGCTTCCTTCCTACCCTGCTCATTTGCGTGGTGGCCATGGTGCTGATGGCTGGGTCGATGTTGAGGAGTGGACATGAGTATTTATGCGCGGATCTATGCCGATCAGGTGTTTGAGTTTGTCGAGGTGAGCGGCAATATCTCGACGATGTATCACCCCTCCATGATCTGGGTGTGTATGGACGGCATCGAGCCAGCGCCGGCCATTGGCTGGAAAGCGATCGAGATGGACGGAGCGTGGCAATTTTCGCCGCCAGGGTTGCCCGTCGTGGTTCCTGAACCGCTGAGTGAAATTATCGCCGCCGAGCGTTTCAGGCGGGAGGGTACCGGCGTCACAGTCGAAGGGCTGCCCATCGAGACGACACGCGACAGCCAGGCGTTGATTGCCAGTACCGGATTGTCCGCAGTGCTTGATCCGGATTATCGCTGCAACTTCAAAACGGCCGCCGGTTTCGTCGAGATCGGATCGGCGCAAATTATTGCCATAGCCAAGGCCGTGCGTGCACACGTTCAGGCATGTTTTGACCGCGAGCATGCATTGTTGCAGGCGATTGAAGCCGACGAGTATCACGATGAAATGCTAAATGAAGGTTGGCCGGATTCAAGGACGCCAACCACCGAATCGTAATAGGTCTCGTCGGGAGGCGCTGTCCTGTAGCGCCTCTCCCTACAAGTCCCACCCCTCGCCCATCCGGCGCGCGCGCGGCAGCCTGTGCACTGTCATCCCATTTACTGCGCAGGCAAATCCATGGCCGATTATCTTCACGGCGTGCGGGTGCTCGAACTCAACGACGGCACCCGCCCCATTCGCACCATCCCCACCGCTGTCATCGGCGTGGTCTGCACGGCCGACGATGCCGACGCTAATGTCTTCCCGCTCGACACGCCGGTGCTGCTCACCAACGTGCAGACCGCCGTCGGCAAAGCCGGTACCACCGGCACCCTCGCCGCCAGCCTGCAAGCCATCGCTGACCAGACCAAGCCCTACACCATCGTCGTGCGCGTCAAGGCAGGCGCCACCGAGGCGGAAACGGCCAGCGCATTGATCGGCACCACCACAGCCGACGGCAAATACACTGGCATGAAGGCTTTGCTCGCCGCCAAGGCAAAAGTCGGCATGGTGCCGCGCATCCTCGGCGTGCCAGGCCTCGACAGCCAACCCGTGGCCACGGCATTGGCAAGCATCGCCCAGCAGTTGCGCGCCTTCGCCTACGTCAGTGCCTGGGACTGCAAAACCAAGGAAGAAGCCGTCGCCTATCGCGAGAACTTCGGCGCCCGCGAAGTCATGGTGATCTGGCCGGACTTCCAGAATTGGGACACCGTCACCAGCACCACCGTAAAGGCCTCGGCCATCGCCCGTGCACTCGGTCTGCGCGCCAAGATCGACCAGGAAGTGGGCTGGCACAAAACTCTGTCCAACGTCGCAGTGAACGGCGTCACTGGCATCAGCGCCGACGTGTTCTGGGATCTGCAAAACCCAGCCACCGATGCCAATTACCTCAACGGCAACGAAGTCACCACCCTGATCAACGAGGGCGGTTTCCGCTTCTGGGGTAGCCGCACGTGCAGCGACGATCCATTGTTTGCCTTCGAGAACTACACCCGCACCGCGCAGATCCTCGCCGACACCATGGCCGAAGCGCAGATGTGGGCCGTAGACAGGCCCATGCACCCGTCGCTGGTGCGCGACATGATCGAGAGCATCAAGGCCAAGTTCCGCGAAATGGTTGGCAGCGGCTACCTGATCGGCGGCGACTGCTGGTATCCAGAGGACATCAACGACAAGGACACGCTCAAGGCCGGCAAGCTCTACCTCGATTACGACTACACACCCGTGCCGCCGCTGGAAGATTTGACCCTTCGCCAGCGCATCACCGACCGCTACCTGATCCAGTTCGCCAGCAAAGTGAACGCCTGAATCGGCGCTCCCCTGCGGGGGAGTCCGTACCCCGGAGACCAACGCCATGGCCATGCCTCGCAAACTCAAAAACATGAACCTGTTTAACGACGGCAACACCTACCAGGGCGTTGCCAAAAGCGTCACCCCGCCGCCGCTCGGTCGCAAGATGGAAAGCTATCGCGGCGGCGGAATGAACGGCCCGGTCAAGGCTGACCTCGGCTTCTCCGATGACGGCATCCAGTTCGAATGGAAAACCGGCGGGCTGGATCTGATCGCGCTTCGGCAATTTGGCAGCGTCAACGCGTCCGGCGTGCAGCTGCGCTTTGCCGGCTCTTTCCAGCAGGACGACACCGGCGAAATCAGCGCTGTAGAAATCATCGTGCGTGGACGTCACGAAACCATCGAGATGGGCGACGCGGCGCCTGGTGAAGACACCGAACACAGCATCACCACGACGTGCAGCTACTACAAACTGATCGTCGATAACGAAGACATCATCGAAATCGACTTGCTCAACTTCATCGAGAAGGTCAACGGCGTGGACATGCTGGAGAAACAGCGCTCTGCCATCGGCCTTTGAACCACCTATAAACCCATTAACCGGAGCAACATATGAACACCGAAGACACCAACACCGAAGCTCTGCCGGCAGTCGATGACAACACCGTCAACCTTGACACGCCCATCGTTCGCGGCAAGTCCTACATGACCAGCCTCACCCTGCGCAAACCGTCATCCGGCGAACTGCGCGGCGTGCACTTGGTGGACCTGCTGAACCTCGACGTCGCCGCCCTGCTCAAGGTGCTGCCGCGCATCACCTCGCCGAGTATCACTGCCACCGAAGCCGCCGGCATGGACCCGGCCGATCTGCTGGCCTGCGGCAACAAGGTTGCACATTTTTTGTTGCAGAGGTCGGTGAAAACGGACGCCTCCCTCGTTGCGTAGAGGACGCCATGGCCGATCTGGCCGTGGTCTTTCACTGGGCGCCGGCTGATATGGATCAGCTCGGCCTGCAAGAACTGATGGACTGGCGCGAGCGCGCCAGGGTGCGGAGTTCCACCGATGGCGAATGACTTAAAACTTCAGGTCCTGCTCAACGCGATTGACCGGGCGAGCGGCCCCCTGAAGGCCATCGACAAGGGCAGCATTGGCGCGGCGCGCGCACTCAAGGTCGCGCGCGACCGGCTCAAGGAACTCAACGCCCAGCAGAAAGACGTCAGCGCCTGGCGCACTCAGCGCGCCGCCGCTGAACAGACCGAAACCGCCCTCACCTCGGCCCGCGACAAAGTGCGCGCGCTCAGTCAGCAGTTCGCCGCCACGGGCGTTCCGACCAAGGCGCTGGCCAAGGACTTTCGCACCGCCGTGCGCGAGGCCCAGCGGCTCAAGGAACAACACCAACAGCAGTCCGAACAGTTGCAGGCCTTGCGTTCAAAGCTGTACAGCGCAGGGATCAGCACCAAAGACCTCGGCACTCACGAACGCCAGTTGCGCGAGCAGATCGGCGCCACCAACACCACGATCAGCGAACAAGGCAAACGGCTGGTCGCGTTGAATGCACAGCAAAAACGCATGGCCGCCGAACGCGCCAAACTGGCGAAGACCCAAGGCCTTGCCAGTGACATGGCGGTCAACGGTGCGGCCGGGTTGGGCGTTGGTTACGCGGCCAGCCGCCCAATAGCCAAAGCCGTGGGCGCATTCGCACCGAACGAAGATTCAGCCACACAGCTGAAAGTGTCGATGATGGACAACACCGGCAAAGTCGCCGAGGACTTCCAGAAAATCACCGACCTCGCCACCAAACTCGGCGACCGATTGCCTGGCACCACCGCCGACTTTCAAGAAATGATGACCATGCTGCGGCGCCAGGGCCTCAGCGCGCAAAGCATCCTTGGAGGAACCGGCGAAGCGGCCGCGTACCTGGGCGTGCAGTTGAAAATGCCGGTGGCCGAAGCCGCCGAGTTCGCCGCCAAGATGCAGGACGCCACGCGCACCACCGAGAAGGACATGATGGCGCTGATGGACACCATCCAGCGCGGGTTTTACTCCGGTGTCGATTCGACCAACATGCTTCAGGGCTTCAGCAAGATCGCCCCGGTGATGGACACCATCAAGAAATCCGGGATTGAGGCCGCCAACGAACTGGCCCCGCTGCTGATCATGATGGACCAGGCCGGCATGGAAGGCGGTGCTGCTGGTAACGCCTTTCGCAAAATCTTTCAGGCGGGCCTGAACAAGGACAAGGTCGACGACGTCAACAAAATCCGCCAACTTAAGGGCCAGGAGATTCAGTTCAGCTTCACCAACAAGGAAGGCAACTTCGCCGGGCTGGAGAACCTGTTCGCCCAGGTTGAAAAGCTGAAGGCGCTGAACGACGAAGACCGTACCGAGACCATCAAGGACTTGTTCGGTGATGACTCGGAAACCATGACCACCCTCAACACGATGATGAACAAGGGGCTGGCGGGTTACAAAGAGGTGCAGCAGAAGCTCCAGAATCAGGCGGACTTGCGCACGCGCGTCAACGAGCAACTCAGCACCTTGACCAACGTCATGGAAGCCGCCGAAGGCAGTTTCACTAACGCCATGGCCGAGTTTGGCGCCGCCGTTGCGCCTGAATTGAAAGAGCTGATCAACACGCTCGGCGAAGTCGCCAACAACGTCGGCGCCTGGGCGCGAGAAAATCCGAAACTGGCCGGCGGCCTGGTGAAAGTTGTTGCCCTGGTTGCAGGTCTGTCGTTCGTGTTCGGTGGCTTGGCCATCGGCATGGCCAGCCTGCTCGGCCCGTTTGCCGTGATTCGTTACGGCATGGCGATGTTCGGAATGCAGGGTGGTGGCACGCTGCGAATTATGCAAAAGCTCGCCCCCACCATCACCGGTCTGGCCCGCAATGCACTCCCCATGCTGGGGCAAGGCCTTCGCACGCTGGCCAGCACACTCAGCGGCGCACTGGTAACCGCCCTGCGAACCGTGAGCATTGCCCTGTGGGGCCTCGCCACCAACCCGGTCGCGCTCGCCATCGGCGCAGTAGTCGCGGCTCTCGCCGGTGCGGCCTATCTGATCTACACCAATTGGGACGCAGTGAAACTGTACTTCAGCAACGCCTGGACCGAGATCAAAGCCGGTTTCAGTGGAGGCATCGGCGGCATTCTCACCACGCTTGCCAACTTCAGCCCCATCGGTCTGATCTACCAGGCCTTCGCCGGCGTGCTGAGTTACCTGGGCGTAGATCTGCCGAGCCGCTTTACTGAGTTCGGCAACATGCTGGTCAACGGCCTGATCAACGGATTGCTTGCAGGGCTGGGCCAGATCAAAGACGCCGTCAGCTCAATCGCTGATTCGGCCATCAACATGTTCAAGGAAAAGCTCGGCATCCACAGCCCGTCCCGCGTGTTCACCGCGCTCGGCGGCTTCACCATGGCCGGGCTGACTCAAGGTCTTGAAGGTGGCCAGGACGGCCCGCTGGGCGCCATCACCGACATGGGCAAACAAGTCGTGTCTGCCGGGCAACGTGCGCTCGGCGCCGTGGCTGGCCCGCTCGGCGCCATTGGGCTGCCGCAGTTGCCGGCTGGCGCCGCCGCATCCTCCTCAGTGTCGATCGACAATCGCGCGCCCATAAGTCCGTCACCGACCGCAGCCTACGACAGTCACGACACCTACGAAATCAACATCCACACCACGCCCGGCATGGATGAGCGCGCCATCGCCCGCGCCGTGCGCGCCGAGCTGGCCCGCGTCTCCAGCGAAAAGAACGCTCGCCAGCGCAGCAAACTGTCCGACCTGGAGTAACCCGCCATGATGCTTGCCCTGGGCATGTTCGTTTTCAGCCTCTCCACCGCCGCCTACCAGGAACTGCAACGCCAAACCGAATGGCGCCACGCCAGCAGTAACCGCGTAGGTGCCGCCCCAGCTCGCCAGTTTGTCGGCCGTGGTGATGACTCCATCACCCTGCCCGGCATCATCCTGCCGGAACTCGCCGGCAGCGCCCTCAGCCTCGACGCCTTGCGCTTGATGGCCAACACCGGAAAGGCGTGGCCAATGGTCGAGGGCAGCGGCCGCATTTACGGGCTGTGGATCATCGAAAGCTTGAGCGAAACCAAGACGATATTCTTCCGCGACGGCACGCCACGCCGCATCGAATTCACCCTCAGCCTCAAGCGCATCGATGACGACCGTATCGACCTGATCGGCGCCGGTACCAGCGCTGGCGTCAGCATCATGAGGGCGCTGCTGTGATCGATGCCGCGCTCTCCCGCGTCACCGGTTTTCTGGACAAGACCATCGAGCGATACAAGCGCGAGGCCGCTTACCCGGTGCCGGCGTTCCGTATCACCGTGGACGGCAACGACATTGCGCAACTGATAAGCCCGCGCCTGATGAGCCTCGACCTGACCGACAATCGCGGCATCGAGGCCGATCAACTGAGCATCACCCTCAGCGACCACGACGGGCTGCTCGCCATCCCGCCCAAGGGCGCAGTGATTCGGTTGTGGCTGGGCTGGAGCGACACAGGACTGGTAGATAAAGGCACGTACACCGTCGATGAAACCGAACACTCCGGCTCCCCCGACGTGCTGAGCATCCGCGCCCGCTCGGCCGACCTGCGCAAAGGCCTGAAGACCAAACGCGAACGCAGCTGGAGCAACACCACGCTCGGTGACGTGTTGGGCGATATCGCCCTAGGCAACGGCCTGACCGCAACCATCGCCGGCGCCCTCGACGGGCTGCCCATCCTCCAGCTCGACCAGGCCAACGAATCCGACGCCAACCTCATCAGCCGCGTTGGTGAAGAGTTCGACGCCGTGGTTACCGTCAAAGCCGGTTGCCTGCTGTGCCTTCCCGCCGGCGGCGGCAAGACCGCCAGCGGCGCCGAGCTGCCCCACATCACCCTCACCCGCGCCGATGGCGACCAGCACCGGTACTTGCAAGCAGACCGCGACAGCTACGACGGCGTACGCGCCTATTTTTATGATGTGAACAGCGCCAAGAAACAGGAAGCCATTGCGGGCGGCGGGGAAAACCTCAAGGATCTGCGCCACACCTACAGCGACCGACAATCTGCGCTACGGGCGGCCCGTGCCGAATTCAATCGGCTGCAACGTGGGAGTGCGACGCTCAGTTACACACTGGCTATGGGCCGGCCGGATTTGATACCGGAGCTGACGTATACGTTGGAAGGTGTTAAACCGGAAATTGACGAGATAATTTGGTACGGGGGGAACGTGCAGCACACGCTAAGCGCGGACAATGGCTATACCGTCAGCCTAGAGCTGGAGAGCAAGCTGCCAGAGCACACCATTGAAGATTTGGCGGAAGAGAACAAGGGGGAATTCACGGGGATCGTCGCCTACTATCGCGACAAGAAGAGCGGGAAGGAGAAGACGGTGACAGCCGGTGATCAAAGCAAACCAAGACGACTACATTGGTTGTATGCCAGTGAAAGAACCGCAAAGCGAGCAGTTGATCGAGAGTTTCAGCGCATATGAATGTTTAGCTCCACTTACTTAAATAGTAAGCATCGCATGCATCCTTTTCACAATCATAAGAATGGTGAGCATCAAATTAACAACTACAAAAATAACCAACGGAGTCAATATGTACTTGGCGTAATTTAAGCCAACCTCATACCCGTTAAAATCGATCTTACTTACAAGCCCATCCAACACCGAATGGGCAAAACACAAAGCAACCAAAACAATCGAACTAATTATGGAGAAACAGATATTATAATAGAGCTGGCGCAAAAGGGTTTTTTTTGCTTCATACAGTGGATCTGTATCTTTGACTGAACTCAACTTACTTTCCTGATCGTAAACCAGCACCAACACAGAAAGAAGCAGCGCTGTAAAGATCGCTCCAAAGTTAACAAGCATTGAGGAAACATCTTTATTTAAATTATAGCCTACAAAACACGCTACCGCAGCGACAAGGCTCGGCACAGCGAAAAATGTCACGTAATCCATAAGGGAACGTTTCCCCGCAGGATCAGCAAGTGTTGCAATATGCCCTAACACAATATTCGCGACATTTATCTTGCTGCTCATACCTTTACCTTTAGCCCGGGATATATGTATCCGACGAATTCCTGAAGAAGTGATGTACACCATTTGTGTAAAGACACTGGCTCTGGATTTCCAGCAACCATAACGACTTCGTCCTCGTCTATGATGATCTCACATATTTGTTCTTCTGCGGGACGTCCAATTGTAAAAGTTCTTTTTTTACCATCCAACTCGGCGACGGCTTTAATCTGTGCGCAGTGGGGCCTTAAAAATTCGACCACTTCATATTCTTCGGTTCCGGGTTTGAAGAAGTCTTTAAGTTTCCCCAGCTTGCCACGACTTGGAGGCTTCACTATCAATTGTTGTTCTTTATGACCGAGTCGAGTCAATTGATCTGTAATGTCAGGCATCCCCATAAACTTCGTAAGCTTAATCTCTTTCGTTACAGCTTCTTCCCAGATTTTAAATGCCTTCTTGTACGCCAAAGGATTCATCTGAAAAGTTCGCTTAGTAACCTTGTTAAAGTCTTCCCTTAAGAGATCATGCAATAAGGTTTTTATTCCATTCCCTTTATAGTTATGAAGTAAAGCAACTCCCTCATCAAACCCATTAGGAATATAAAACCTCACATAATGCCTAATGATCTCGGCATTATTTTGAAGCTTTTCAAAGTCAACGTTACCCGTTTCAATATCAATGATATTGTTTTTGACTCCATAATATCCAGCTTCAAACCAACCGACCATCTCTCTTTTGTCATCATAAAATTTCATTCCATGAAAACGATAAACTTGCTGTGTGGCCTCAACAATTTTGAATTTATCCCCCTGAGCCTCTATAAAAGCTTTAAAAAGCTGATACATATCAAACTGCCCAATCTTGTCCAGCACAGCATAGCGATCTTCACCTTTATTAGGATCACTATAAGGATTGAAACAACGAAGGGAATAAGGGGCTATTGAATGCATTTGCTGACCACATTATTTATAGTTAATTTTATTTATTTAAAGGTAAGCAAACAGGAAGTCATTGCACACGACCCGCTACCGACCAATCCATTCGCATAAGTTCTTTCTTTCAATACCTGCCCAGCACTAACCTTTGCCACCTCGACGCCGCTCTCCTGCGTTAGAGCTTGAACGGCGCGAGTTGCAAGCTCCAATGCATTCTCGCTTCGGGCTTGGTTCTTGAGTTCTTTAGAGCTTGTCCATGCAACATTTATCCGATTGCATTTAAACTCAAGCTTCATATCAAAGACCTTATCTCCGAACGTATAGCGAGTGGTATTACAACCGGGCGAATCCTCTTCTGCCACTCTCTTGAGTACAGGCGCGCCAACAGCTTTCACGATGGCCGCCTCGTCGATTTCTCGAATATCAGCAAAAACTGCTGGGAGACTGAAAGAAAGCAAAGAGGTAACTGCGGTTGCTACTTTGCGCATGGATCACGTCCCTATGGTGGCTTGGATATAGCGCCTGGCGGCGTACTCGTGAGCCCGAGATCTGGGCTTCGGCAAGTGGATCGTCGTAGTCCTTTCTGACTGATCCGTTCTTAATGGGTACAGATTATGCTGGCCGTTTGGTATCGGCAAGGGCTTCAGTCAAATCCTTGAGGCGCTGCTCGACATCCATTAAGCGTTTCTTTTCCTCAGCAGCGCTTTGTATCTCCCGCTTGCCCGCATCGCCCAAGGAGCGAAACAGCTCAAGCATGGCCTTTTCCTGCATGTCTGCGGTGACGGTGCTCACACCCTCGGCCGACACACCAGGAAACATTGAGCCTTCACCCGTGAGCAACCAATCCACGCTAATACCCAAATGAGTGCGTATCGCACTCATTGCCTTCGCATTGGGCTCTCGCTCATCCAGAAGATAGTTCTGAAGCGTTCTATATGGGATGCCGACGATCTCTGCTGCCTGCTTTATGGACAGACCTTTGACGTCGAGAACATCGCGAAGACGCGTGGCTATACTCATTTTTTCATATGATCCGGTTGACGCACCCATTTGAGTGCGTATACTGCGAACAAACAGGTACATCTTAACCAACTAGGAACACATCAACCATGAGCCAAGCCATGGAAAAGCGCCAGATCCAGGCGCGGTTGATCGAGAACGGCAGCAATTTCCGCCAATTCGCGATCAGCCACGGCTACGAACCGCGCACGGTGACTCAAGTGGTTCAGCGCTGGGCCGGGCATGACACGCTGCCACGAGGTCGTTTGTCGTTCCGCATTCTGCGTGATCTCTCCAAGGTGATTGGCAAAGAGGTGCTGCCTGGCATCTTGGCAGACTCAAACGAGCAACCCTCAGAACTCAAGGCCGTATGAAACGACTGTAGGGGTAATAACGCCAGGGAGAAACCAGAAGATGAAACGTCCAGTTCTAGCCAACAGGAAAGATGTTGTCAGCGCAGTCATCTGCGCTTATCCGGGCGGTCGCCTATATGCCGCCGCCGAACTCGGTATGCCGATCAAGAAATTCGACAACCAGGCCTATGAAAGCGCCGGCTGCCGGCCGCTGAGTGACGACCACGTTCACCGTCTAGAGCAGATTGCGGGCACTGCCTTCCTACCGGACTACATCGCGGCCAAATACGGCGGCATGTTTGTCCCCATGACAGCGTCGGCAGATCTGGACAACGTCGAGTTGTACAGCCGGTCAGTCCACGCCGCAGCCAAGCGCGGCAGGGTTGATCAGATCATTGCGGAGGCCTTGGACGACGGCGTGATTAATCCCGGGGAGGCACAGGCAATAATCACAGCCCTGATGAATTACATGTCCGCTCGCTACGCCGAGGTACTGGCAACCATCCAACTACACGCTCGGGGGATTGTTGGGTGAGCACTTACAAACTTGTCTGTCCCCACTGCCTCGGCCGCATGCGCATCCGCACCAGTGAAGGCACACACATTTTCCTGCGTGTGGCCTACCTGCAATGCACCAACGAGGCTTGCGGCTGGTCGGTACGCGCTCAGTTCGAGATGACCCACGAGATGAGCCCCAGCGGCATGGCCAACCCGTCCGTGCGTCTGCCCATCGCCGACATTGCTTTGCGTCGCGCCTCGATGAAGACCGCCAACGATCAACCCGACCTGCTCGACCAAATGGAAATGGAGTGTGCGCAATGAACCATGATCAGTTGACCCACGACTACCGCAGCAGCATGCAACAGGCGGCGTTCTCGTACCTGCAACGACACGAAGCGCATTACCTGGTGGATTCCGATCTGCTCTACGAAAACTGCGTTCGGCACCTGACTACCTCGCTGGAGGTGCCGGTGTTCATGGCTGAGCGACTGGTGCACAACGCCTGGACGGAATTGCAGGTGGTCAACCAGCGCAAGTGGATCGGTGTCGATTGGGGCAACAGTCCCGATTGTACCGTCGTCCACTTGATCGACGCCCGGGAAGGTCTGCGCTACCCGGTACCGGCAAGGCTGCTGCCTCAGACCCTGCTGGCCCAGCGCGACTCCGCGCACAAGCACCACCCTCAGTAATCCCTTTTTAAACACCCCACCCTGCCCCGCTTCCCGTGGGTTTGGGTGAGCTTTGCCCGAAATCCGAGGTGGACCATGGAAATCGACGTCGCCATCACCGCAAAACTGCCCCGCGACCAGGCCGAAGCCCTGCTCCAGGCACTGCGCAACCAGTACTCGATGCAGTTCAACGAGTACTGGTACGACGATCGATTTCGGCTGATTCCTGAGGGTTTACGGCACGGCTCGTTGCTTGCGGCCTTCCCTGTGATGGCCGCGCAGAAACGCCTGATTGGCGCCCTTAAACACAGTCTCGGCGAAGTGAAGTAAGCCCCGATGAATATGAAACACGATCTACGCGCCGAAATTCTGGAGAAGCTTCAGGCTGACTACGGCCTGAAGCACAAGGCAGGCAAATACATGCGCGAAGGGGTTTGCCCATCGTGCAAGAAAAAAGAGCTGTATGCCTTCCATGATGACCCGTGGATGATCCGTTGCGGCCGGGGCAAGTGCGGTCACACCTGGCACGTCAAAGAAATCTACGAAGACTTGTTCAATGACTGGAGCAAGCGCGCCCCGGCGTCTGAGCAACATCCCAATGCCACGGCCCGCGCCTATCTGGAATTTGCCCGCGGCTTTCGCCTCGATCTGATTCAGGGCTGGTTTACTCAGGAAACGTACTTCTCTGGTGAGTTGAATGCCGGTAGCGCTACGGTGCGTTTCGCTCTGGAAAAGGGTGGCTACTGGGAACGCCTGATCGACCGGCCGCACCGGTTCGGCAAGATGAAAGCGCGGTTCAAGCCTGGTGATAGTCCACGTGGTTTCTGGTGGTGTCCGCCCTGTGTCGATCTGCTGGACGTCAAAGAGCTGTGGATTGTTGAGGGCATATTCGACGCCATCGCCCTGGTGCACAACGGCATTGCAGCGGTGTCGGCGATGTCGTCCGGTGCCTATCCTGAAGAGTCGCTGAAAGAACTGGCACGGCTGCGCGGCGGCAAGTTGCCCAAACTGGTTTGGGCACTGGACAACGAGCCAGGCGCGCATAAGTACACCAAGCGCTGGGTGCGTCAGGCTCGCGCCTTGGGCTACGAATGTGAAGCGGCTCAGATCCCACAACCGGACAGCCGCAAGGTCGACTGGAACGATCTGCATCAGCGCTGGGCGTTCATCGATGGCGAAAGCGAGCGCGCTGAGCAGGTCGAAAAAGACCTCGCCACGGCCCGCTACCACGGCTCACTGCTGATCGCTGAAAGTGCGGCAGAGAAAGGCGTGTTGATGTATGACTGGCGCGAACGCCATGAATTTCACTTCGGCTTCGACAGCCGTCTGTACTGGTTCAAGATGGACCTGGAGAAGTTCAGCAAGGCGATGTTGTCGCTAGAGACATCTGACCGCCACGAAGACCAGCTACTCAATGAAGATCAGCGCCGGCAAAAAGCCCTACGCCAGTGCGGTGGTGTCGTTGAAATCGCCAACTGCTATCCGCAGGCGCTGTATTTCCAACGCAACGAAGTCACCGACGAATCCTGGTATTACTTCCGCGTCGATTTCCCGCACGACAGCGGCAGCGTCAAGAACACCTTCACCGGTGGCCAGGTCGCCGCCGCAAGCGAGTTCAAAAAGCGCCTGCTCAGCATGGCAGCCGGCGCGGTGTTCACCGGCAGCGGACAGCAGCTCGACAAGATCATGAAGGATCAGCTGTTTGGCCTGAAAACCGTTGAGACCATCGACTTCATCGGCTACAGCAAACTCCACAGCTGCTATGTATTCGGCGACCTTGCCGTGCGCGGCGGCATCGTCAGCGTGGTGAACAAAGAAGACTTTTTCGAGTTCGGCAAGCTGCGGCTCAAGACGCTGCAAAAGTCGATCGCCATGCACATCCAGCGCGACAGCAAGCAGTACCGCACCGACTGGTTGCCGATGCTGTGGCTGTGCTTCGGCGCCAAGGGAATTGTCGCCCTGGCGTTCTGGTTTGGCTCGCTGTTCGCCGAACAGATCCGCGCACAGTACAAATCCTTCCCGTTCCTTGAAGTCACGGGCGAAGCCGGCGCCGGCAAAACCACGCTGCTGACCTTCCTGTGGAAACTGCTGGGCCGGGAGCATGAAGGTTTTGACCCATCGAAATCGACCCGTGCCGGCCGACAGCGCGCCATGGGCCAAGTCTCCAACATGCCGGTGGTGCTGATCGAAGGCGACCGTAACGAGCCGGACAAGGCCCACGCCAAAGGCTTCGACTGGGATGAGCTGAAGGACTTTTACGGCGGCGGTACGCTCGGCACCAAGGGCATGAAAACCAGCGGCAACGAGACCTACGAACCGCCGTTTCGTGGCGCCATTGCCATCAGCCAGAACGCTGATGTCAGCGCCTCCGAGGCGATCCTGACCCGGATTATCAAATCGCACTTTGCACGCCCGGAAGTCACCACGGAAAGCCGCGCAGCCGCTGACAACCTAAACCTGATCCCGGTTGAACAGCTGAGCCACTTCCTGCTGCTGGCCGTGCGCGCAGAAGCGCAGGTGATGGCGAAGTTTGCCGAGCGCGTGCTCGTTCACGAACGGCAGCTGCGCACCCTCAAAGAAATCCGCGTTGAACGGATCATCAAGAACCACAGCCAGTTAATGGCCCTGGTCGACTGCCTGCGTCTGGTCTGCCCGCTGGATGAAAACCAGGTGGTGACCACGCAACAGGCACTCACGGTCATGGCCCTGGAGCGGCAGTCCGCAATCAGCGCAGATCACCCACTGGTGGCTGAATTCTGGGAAGTCTTCGAATACCTCGAAAGCCTGGGCGAAGGCCCGCAGGTCAACCACAGCACCGACCCGAAACTCATCGCCATCAATCTCAACGAGTTCGCCGAAAAGGCCAGCGAGCATCGGCAGAACCTGGCCGACCTCAAGACTTTACGCGGGCTGCTGGTGAATAGCCGTAGCCGTAAATGGCTGGAAACCAACAAGGCGGTTTACAGCGCGGTGCGTGCCTCGCAAGCCGCCGGCAACTCGATGTTCAACAAACCCACCACCGTGCGTTGCTGGATTTTCCAGAGCGCGTAAACCGCTGTAACCGAAGGAGCAACACAATGCAAAACGAACTGAAATCCGCCATCCGCTTTGACGACTTCCATGCCGTGTTTGGCGCGCAGGGTGTTGTCGCAATGGCCTGGTGGCTTGGCGCAAAACACGCGGAGCAGATCCGTGCGGAACAGCACGGCTTTCCCTTCCTGTACATCACCGGCAGCACGGGTAGCGGGAAAACGTCCTTGCTGAGTTACCTGTGGGCACTCAACGGCCTGGACTCATTGACGTCCTATTCCCCATGGCATGCAACACCAAGAGGACTTGCCCGCATCATCGCCAACGCCGGTGATTCACCCGTGATTCTTGAGAGCAGTAACGACTTCGAACACGAATCCAAATTTGATTGGGAACAAATTGCCTCGCTCTACAACGGGGGCACCCTCTCAGTCCATTCGCCAAGTGAACAGACTCAGGCCACCTTCAAGGGAACGTTGGTGATCAGCGCGAATCCGCCCATCGAATGCAGCGACGCACTTGAAAGCCGGATGGTCCGCGTAATGCTGACGACGCCCCATACAACCGAAAGCCGCCACCACGCACAAGCGTTGTATCAACTCACGTCTGAGCAGGCCGGGGCATTTGGTCGTGCCCTGGATCAGCGGGCAGATCAAACGGTCAGCTCGGTTAACAGGCTGGCTCCAGCCTACTCAGCAACTCTTTATGAAAAGCACCCAGCTCAACCGAGTTCGCGAGTCGCAAAAAACGGCGGATTGCTAATGGCCTTGGTGGACGTGCTCAGTCTCCTGCTCAACCTCACCGAAGAGCAACGCCGCAGTGCCCTTAATCAAGTCGAACACAACGTTGGTTTGGCGTCTATTCCGTACTGATCGGCCTTCAAAATTTACTCATCAGGCGCTGCAACGCCTGGGCTACATAAAAGGAGAAGCACCATGCAAGACAACCTCAAGCACCTGAATCTGCGACTCGCCTTTGAGGACTGGGCAGCAGCCGAAGGCCTAGACCTGACGATCTGTGAAGGTGAGTCCGCCTACAACAATTCAAGCACCTTCGACGCATGGCGCGGCTTTTACGCAGCCCATGGTTCGCACGAGGTGCCCGCTGCCAGTCAGCAGCTTTACGCGGAAATCAAGAAGTCGAGCAAGTACGCCTGTCAGGTGGACCTTTGCCGTAATAGCCAGTACGGCTACCCGTTCAAGGTCTGCATCGTCGAGGACTTTGGTGGTTACGTGGTCAAGGGAGGAATCGGCGGCCAGTACCGGATAGCCGATGTGAATCTTTACGTGATGCAGGACGGCAAGAAAATCCGCCTGCACTGATCTCGGCAAAACCGGAAAAGAACTGGTGCCGAGGGGCTGCAACCCCTCGGCACCGACCACACAAAAGGAGAAGCACCATGCAAGTGAATCAACCCAAAGGCGGTATTGAAGAGGCTACCACGAACCCGCTCGCTATCGGTGATCGTGTCAGCTACGTCCAAATCACGGCAGTAGGTCGTGGCTACCGATTCAGCGCTCGCAAAGGAGTGATTACCGAGATAGATGGCCAGGTTGCAACAGTGCGTGTTGGCAATGGCCGACACATCACCCAACCGCTCGACAAGCTGACGCAGGAAGGCCAACCGAACGCGCTGACACGCCTGCTGACTGGAGGGCAATGGTCATGACCGCCCTCCTTCTGATGTACCTGTGCGTCGACGCGTCCCACACTGACTGCCAGGTGATCCCAGTTCAACGCTGGATCAAACCTGATGCATATGAACAGTGCATTGCGACCGTCCCGCAGTTGACGGCCGCATTGACCGCCAAAAACCGGAAGCTTCATTACTTCATTTGCGAAGTCCAGGGCCGACATGAACAGGGGCCGGCGCAGCTGGCGGCACCGAGGTTTTCCAATCAGTAGTTGCGCATGTGACTAGGAGCGAAACCATGGCCGAGAACGGCAAATCCTTCCCCTGGAATCTGGACCTCACAGGCATCTGCGACCAATGCGGCAAATCCCGCGCCCATGGCAATCACCAGAAATGCAGCAAAGCGCGCCAGGCGCTCAACGCGCAACGGCGGGCTGAGGAAGCCAGATCCGGGGCTGCCCCCCGACCTAGAAAAAGCGCCAGCTTGTTCTGGTTACTTCGCCAGGACTGATCAGCAACACTCAAATCCAAGGCAACGCGACACAGAAAGGCCCGATAACGGGCCTTTCTGCTCTCAGCCTGCTGATCAGTTGTTCAGTTCATCGTGTAGGGACGTATATGGCACATGGCGTAGAGGCCCGTGGCAATTCGGTGCGGGTCTATTTTCGTTTCAACGGCAAGCGGTACCGGGAGCTCATCCCCGGCGGCAACACTGCGGCCAACCGAGAGCAAGCAGAGCGCCTGGTAAACATCATCGAATACGAGATACAGGCCGGCACCTTCAACTACAGCCGGCATTTTCCTGACTCAGCCAATCTAGTCGAGAACACCTTCGGTCATTACCTTGATCTGTGGCTGAAGATCAAAAGCAATAGCGTTGCCGCAACCTCCTATCGGGGTTATGCCAACAAGGCTGAGGTGCATGTCCGGCCGCGCTGGGGCAAGGTTCAGATCGATCAGATCGATCACCTGGATTTGCAGGAATGGGTGCAGGACACGCTGTCGAAGCGGCTGAAGAACAAGACCATCCGCGACATTATCAGCAACGTGCGACAAGTCTTCCGGCTTTACCGTACCCGCAAGAAAGTCGCTCATGATCCGACTGAAGGGCTGTTCGTCCGCTTGCCCGATCCTGAAGCACCGGACCCGTTCACCAGGGCGGAAATCAAACAGATCCTCGAAACACCGACCCATCGCACGCAAGAGCTGCTGATGATCCAGTTCATGATTTGGGCGGGACCACGGGTATCAGAAACCATCGCCCTGGCTTGGGAGGATGTCGATCTGCAGCAAGGGACGGTGACGTTTCGTCGATCCAAGGTGCGCGGGGCTTACCGGGTGACGAAAACCCGGCGCTCGACTCGGAAGGTTCGGCTGTTGGAGCCAGCGTGGGATGCGCTACGCAAGATTGATGCAATGAACCCGACCAAAAAAGCGCAGACGGTCGATATCGTTGAACGGGACAACAAGACCGTGCGGCAACACAAGCTGCACTTCGTATTCCTGAACACGAAGAGCGGTTTACCGCATGTCAGCGACTTCGTTGTGCGAGATCGGTTCTTCAAGGCTCACTTGAACACGGCCGGGGTTCGTTATCGTGGGCCTGGCCAGTGCCGGCATACCTACGCCAGCCAGTTGTTGACTACGGGGGTAGCTTCGGTCGATTGGATCGCCGAGCAGATGGGACATACCAATGGGAACATGATCCGTCAGCACTATGGGACGTGGATCAATGAGGATGGGCCGGATGTCATAGGGATTTTGCAGATGGCGCTGAAGCTGTAGAAACAAAAAGGCCCCGCACCTAGTCAAAGTGTGGGGCCTTTTTACATAAGTGGCGTTACTCGTAACGCGCGGGGCTTACGTGAAAAATCCCTTCGTCGCCGGAACATCTTCCTTTTCCGGGCTCCGCTCGGACTTGCCCAGCACATAGGCCACATGCGCCAAGCCGGAGTTATTCGCATTGGGCACTACGGCCAGCAGCGTCCAGCCCTCGGCCAGTTTCTTGTTGGCACTGGTCGCGCCGGCGACTTGCACCACTTCTGCCGCTTCACTCATTTGCATAGGTGTCGCTCCTTTGATGGGTTGCCCCGGGTAGTGTAGTCGGCCGCCGTGGGTTCCTTTCACGATAAACGCCGTTATTCGTAACGCTCAGTCCTTCCCGGCCGCCTTCAATTCGGCCTTGCGCTGGTCGCGCTGCTGGTCGACCGCATCGTTCAGGAGACAGTACTCGGCCCAGTCGATCAGCCCTTCAGCGTACAACGCTTCCACATACCCTCGCGCCCAGAGATTAAGCAGACCAACAGCGGTATGCGACTCAGCGCCGGCGATCTTGGCAATCTGCTCCCGGGCACGGCCCACCGTGGCAGGATTGTTCGGCTCGCTCATGGTTAGGGTTCCTTTGTGTTCTTTATTGGAAGCTTATTTGACTTCACCCAGAGAAGGTTCCCGAAAGCGACTTTTCCTTTTCCGCTCATCTAATTCGGCTATCACTTCACTCATGCTCTTATCCCGATGGGCCGGATGTCGTCGGGATGTTGCAATTAGCACTGGAGCTATAGAGGTTCAGCTATACCGTACTGAAGTGGGGGTGTAACACCACCCCCACCCGCTTCGCTCCCAAAGCCAAGGAGGCGTCATGCTAAAAATGTGGGTTTTCATCCTGATGATCGACGGGAAGGACGTAGAGGCCTTCCCAAGCGATTCAGAGGCGCACTGCAAGCAAGGCATGGAAAAAATGTTAATGCTCCAGAGAGTTCAAGGACAGAAGGCCTCAGGTGCCTGCTACGTAAGAGCCACCGAAATCGACGACACCGAAAGACGCCGCATTGGTCATTCGGTCGAAAGTCGCTAGAGAATTGGACTTGCCGGGACCTATCCCAGTATCTCGACGGTAATCCCGGCGCGCATCAAAACAACCCCGCTTGGATTTTTTGCTGCAGCAGCACAGCCAGTTCACGGCTGGGGTATTGGGGTTCGACGGTGCGAGCTTTGCAGTACGGTGCATGGGTAAAAGCGCCGGCCTGCGTTAGGTCCTGGACGTGGTTACACAGCCGACAGCACACCTGCGGGCCGTCGAGTTGCCAGTGTTTGTTCCAGGCTTCCAGCGGGAGATAGGGCACGGACATTCCAAAGCAGGCCTCTGGGCAGGAAGGACAGGGGCTGAATACGCGTAAAACCCCTCACTGTTGGAATGGTAGGCCAGATCCCGCCTCTCTGGCGTCCAGTCGGCACAAAAAAGCCCACCGAGGTGGGCCTTTTTGTGGGGGGCGATTAAACGAAAACGCCGTTATTCGTAACGCGGCGGTCACTCGCCGGCGGCCGCCCCGAACTATTTTTAGGCCGCCCGACGAACGGTAGCGTTTTCCGGCTGATTCAGAATCTCGCCAAGCTAAATAAAAGACATACGAGAGAATTTACCGATGTCTTTAAACCAAACCCTAAACAATTTACTCCTGGTCGTTACCATTATCGTCACGCTGTACGGCCCCGTTCCACCAGCCCCGCCGGCCCCCAATCCCGTCTTGGCCTTACCTTTGATGATTTGCCCCCGATAAATCCGGGGTTCCGTTCAGGGGAAAGTTTGTCCGGTTAGAGGTAGAGTTTTCCCGGTCCGATCAATGGCCGTTATACATCACGCGCCCGGGCCTTGCGCCGGGCTTCCAGAACTTCAGGTAGCAGGTATGCCACAAACATGGCGAGCGTGGCGGCATAACAGAGCCAGATGATGATAAGCGACCAGCGCAGCACGTTAAATTCGCCATAGGAGCCAAACGCTACGTACTCAATAAGCGCGACGGCGAGCAAATTGCCGACGAAGCCGAACCAAGTCAT